TGCTGTTGTCATATTCTCGGCGTAATCATGGATTACGATCCTAAACGTCTTGCAATGGCTTTACAGTACGTTGAAAATCAACAGAGACAGCAAAACCCTATTTTGCGGTTAAATGGTGGTGGTGGAATGGATCAAGGTGTGCTGTCAGGCGGTGGTCGAGCAACATTAGACATACCAATCAACGACAGATTAACCATTAGCCCATATTTTGGTGGTAGTGGTGCAATTGGTTCTGTAAAAACACCTGAAGGTCAATTCAAAATAAAAGATTTAAAACCCGAATTTGGCGTTGGTTTTCGCCAAACTTTTGATTAGGTGATTATTTAATGAACAAGCCGGGGCTGTACGCCAATATCCTAGCCAAGCAGGAGCGGATCAAGCATGGGTCAGGCGAGCATATGCGTAAGCCCGGCGAACCAGGCGCACCGACCGCAAAAGCGTTCCGTGAATCAGCTAAGACTGCAAAGCCGGAGAAAAAATAAATGGAACAACAAAGCACAGGCGTGCAAAAGTGGATGAACGTCATCGCTCAGTACGACGGTGAGTTCAAGAAATGGGAAGCGCGTACACAAAAAATCATCAAGCGTTACCGCGATGATAATCGTTCCCAAAACACCAACGAAACGGCGAAGTTCAACATCCTGTGGTCAAACGTGCAGACGTTGATCCCCGCCGTTTATGCACGCCTACCAAAAGCCGATGTGTCGCGTCGCTTCGGTGACAATGACCCAATCGGTCGCGTGGCCTCGCAGTTAGTTGAGCGCGCACTAGACTTTGAGATTGAGCATTACCCCGATTTCCGCGCCACGATGCGTCAGTGCGTTGAGGATCGGTTTCTTGGCGGTCGCGGCGTGGCATGGGCGCGGTATGAGCCGCACGTTCGCGCGGTGGGCATTCCCGAAGATGGGCTAGAGATTACCGAAGATGTGGACACCGAGCCGCACGCTGAATCAGAAGATGGCAGCGCAGGTATGCCGCAGATGGCAGAAGAAATCGAATACGAATGCGCGCCGGTTGATTATGTGCATTGGAAGGATTTTGGTCATTCCATCGCACGCACATGGGAAGAAGTGACGTGCGTGTGGCGTTGGGTTTACATGACGAAAGACGCGCTGATTGAGCGATTCGGCGAAGAAAAGGCTAAAACCATTCCGCTTGATTCCGCGCCTGACACGCTCAAGCAATACGGTCAATCGACAAAAGAACACACGCGCGCAATGATTTGCGAACTGTGGGATAAAGAATCGGGCAAGGTGTATTGGTTGAGCAAGAACGCGCCGCAATACATTGACGTGCGCGATGATCCGTTGGGGCTTGAGGGCTTTTTCCCATGCGCTAAACCGCTGTATGCCACGATGACAAGCGACACGCTAGTGCCTGTGCCTGACTTTGTGCTGTATCAAGATCAGGCGGTCGAACTTGACATTCTGTCAGACCGTATTGACGGTTTGGTCAAGGCATTGCGCGTGCGCGGCGTGTACGACGCTAGTCAGCCCGCATTGCAGAGATTGTTGACCGAAGGCGAAAACAATGCACTTATCCCTGTGGATAACTGGATGGCGTTTGGTGAAAAGGGCGGGCTAAAGGGCGCGATTGATTTGCTGCCAATTGACATGCTGGCTTCCACGCTTAATCAGTGCTACCAAGCACGCGCGGACATCAAAAACCAAATCTACGAAATCACAGGACTATCGGACATCTTGCGCGGTGCGTCATTTGCCTCTGAAACCGCAACCGCCCAACAGATCAAAGGGCAGTTTGCGTCGCTGCGTTTGAAGGCCATGCAAGAAGATGTGGCGCTATTTGCGACCGAATTGCTACGTCTCAAGGCGCAAATCATTTGCACCAAGTTTCAGCCGCAAACGATTCTGTCTTACGCCGCTGCGGCGCAGATGGTGCCGCAAGATCAGCAAATGATCCCGCAGGCGCTTGAGCTAATTAAAGACCGTCCGTTGCGTAACTTCCGCATTGACGTTGCTGCCGATAGTTTGGTGCAGTTGGATGAAGCGCAAATGAAGCAGGATCGCGTTGAGTAAATTGACCAAAACTGGTTCTTGCCTTTCGGCGTACCGCCAAACACGCACCAGCCCTGCTTGTCACTGAGAGCCGGTCGAATGACGTTACCAAACACGCTGGGTTTGAAATCGCCGTACTCATCCAAGTAAACGCCCGAAAAGCCTAGTCCGCGAATACCGTCAGCGTTATCTGCGCCAAACAGACGAATCTTTGCGCCGTTGACCATCGTGACGGTAAGTTCGGCTTCGTTGCTATCAGCCATGATCGGCTGTGCGTAGTGCTTTAGATAATCCCAAACAACGGATTTGGCTTGCGAGCGATAAGGCGCGACGTAACCAAACAGCGGCATTTTGTCTTTGCTCATAATTGCTGCTCGGATGATGTCGTTAATTGCAGCGACGGTTTTGCCTGCGCGTCGATGCGCGACAAGACACGCCCAGCGTTCTGTGCGGTTGTGAAATGGCATGAACGCGTAGCGTGGGGCATAGGGCAGGACTATTTTGTTGGTTCCGACCATGTGATGTGCATTGCCTGTGGTGATCCGTCAGGCCCACTCATCTCAGTGCGCGCCAATTTAGGGATGTGATACTCGATTGCATTTCCTTAAAAACAAGGAAAAATCTTGGAAAAGTACGTTACAAACTTTCTTTTGGCGCTACTGCACAGTGGCACCAATACGCATCTCATGCACTGGTCAACCGATAGCTACGCCAAGCACGTTGCACTTGGTGTTTATTATGATCAGATCATTGATTTGGTGGACGCATACGCCGAAGCGTACATGGGCAAGTACGGACAACTGAAAAAGTTTCCGTCCGAATATCACCAAAACGACGATCCAACGCGCTACTTAGTCGCGCTCAATAAGTTCGTTGGCGATGTGCGCGGCAAATTGCCACAAGACCCCGAACTCAATCAACTGGTAGACAATATTCAAGAACTCTTGGATACCACGATCTACAAACTCAAATATCTTAAATAACATCATGCCCTCGCACTCACCCGCACAAGCACGAATGATGGCTGCCGCAGCGCACAACCCCGAATTTGCTAAGAAAGTGGGCGTGCCTGTTGCCGTTGCGAAAGAGTTTAATCAAGCCGACAAAGGCAAGCGATTGGCTGAAGCGATGAAAAAGATGGAGAAAAAGTGAATTTAGAGCATCTTCAATTAGATGCTTTAATTCCGTTTGCCAAAAACTCGCGCACTCACAGCGGCGATCAAGTGGCTCAAATTGCCGCAAGCATTAAGGAATTTGGCTTTACCAACCCAGTTTTAATTGATAACGATGGCGGCATTATTGCCGGGCATGGGCGCGTCATGGCGGCGCGTAAGCTAAAGCTAAAAGAAGTGCCTTGCATTCGTCTTGGGCATTTGACCGACGCGCAAAAACGCGCATACGTTATTGCCGACAACAAACTTGCCCTAAACGCGGGGTGGGATGACGAAATGCTAAAATTAGAATTGGGCGATCTAAAAGAACTTAATTTTGATTTGTCGTTGACAGGATTTTCAACCGACGAAATTAACGCACTATTAACGCCCGATGTTGTGGAAGGGCTGACCGACGAAGATGCCGTCCCCGAAATACCCGAAAAGCCGGTAACAAAACTTGGCGATGTTTGGATACTTGGAAAACATCGTTTGATGTGCGGGGATTCAACAAGTGTTGATGCCGTCGAGAAATTAATGGATGGGCAGAAAGCAAACTTACTTCATACCGATCCACCTTACGGTGTAGATTATGAAGGTGTTCCAAACGACCATTTGAAAGACGCGCGATTAGAGCAATTTTTAGTGGATGCTTTAACTTGCGCTTACACCGTTTTGCATTTTGGAAGCAATGTTTATGTTTGGCACGCTGATATAACAGCTTTAGAGTTTATTTCCGCTTTTCGCAAAGTAGGCTTCAAACAAGCAAGACCATCGACAATTCAATGGGTTAAACCATCTTTAGTAATGTCGCAAGGAGATTATCACTCGCAAAATGAGCCTTGTTTGTTTGGTTGGAAAGAAGGATCAGGCAGGGTGCGTGTGAAAGATCGTAAACAAACAACAATTTGGCATTGTGATCGTTCAAAAGAAACAAAAGTTCATCCAACGATGAAGCCTGTCGAATTGTGTCAACGAGCAATTGAAAACAGCAGCGTGCAAAATTGCATCGTTCTTGATTTGTTTGGCGGCAGCGGATCAACATTAATTGCTTGCGAGAAAACAGGGCGAATTAACCGCAGTATGGAATTAGACCCCAAGTATTGCGATGTCATCGTTCAACGGTGGCAGGAATTCACCGGAAAGACAGCTTTCCTTGAA